CCCCCCTAGGGCATAAGGAGGGCTTTCTGTCGTACTGTATAACAAAGGGGAGTTATACTGCTTTATTATCTTTTAAAAAGGTCATCTGTCCTTCCTTTGCTAACATACTTTGACAAGCTAAGTATAAAGTTTTTAATTCGTTCATACTGTATGCTCTTTGGTAATGTGTATTTCTCATTTCTGTGTAAGGTTTTCCATGTTGCCATTGTCGGTTTTCATCCCCTCCATAACCTTTAACTATTCTATATCTATATTCAGCCATTATTACTCTCCCTTTGTTATGAATCTATCTAAGATTCTTACAAGGCACTCATTGAATGCCCTGCGAGAATGTTAGACTATTTCTAATACTCTTATATATTTTTCTAGCATTTCCTGTATTTCACAAGCCTTGTAGAAAGTACCTTTATCAAATCGTGGGTTTTCTACTTTGAATGTATCACCTAGGTCATACATTGTATTTCTTAGCTCAAATAGTGCATAATGTTTTTGCTCATCACTTGCATTAGAATTGTCTATTCCATTGGCTCTATGTTTTAGAACACCTGCAATTAGTATGAAGTGTTTTTTAGTCATTGTCTTAATCTCCCTTTATTTTTTTTATTGATACCATTAAAGCACATGTCTATATATGTTGTCAAGTTATTCAGTAATATTTTATCTAGAGTATTGGTATAGATTTTGCTGGAGGGTTTTAAATAGGTATAGGGGGTTGTTATTATCAATTAAGCTCACCCTCTACACAGAACAAATCATTTTATATACACAGTAGAACAAATGTTCTAGTAATGTATTTAGATTAACTTAGTATTGGTAAAAACTACCAAAAGAGCAAGTAAAACAAATGCATATATCAATATGACAGCTTACTATATATATTGTAGGAACCCTATATTTAAGTAGAACAAACTGTATGAAAAAAATGTTTATTCATCATCTAGGATGTACACAATCTTTGTTGATTGTGAACATATAGTTAAAGAAGAAATACAGTAATAAGAGTTACTAGTTGCTTGTTTGAGTGTTTCTTTACACTCTTTACATTTCATAGTGTAAGTGTAGTAGGTGTAGGGGGATTTGGTCGTAACAGGCTATTGTAGTGGGTAGGCTTTGAAAAATTCTTTTTTAGTTGTCCTCGGGTACTGGGTTTGCCTTCCTAGTGTATCGTATGACCGATTCCCAGCTTTCTGACTCCTGATGCCAACTTCACCTGTAACAACTTACTTTAGAATCCTTGTTTATAATTTAACTATAATACTTATTTTTACTTATGCAAGAATTAGATGATATACTGAAAGTATACATTATTCAATGTATTCCTCCCTTGTTGCCCTAGCTAGTCTAGGGTATGCTAAAGTACTGATATGAGTGAAGATATACCTGTAGTAGATTGTGACCAGTGTTGGAATCCTTATTGGGAGGACCAGCTTATTGATGGTTTATGTCCTACTTGCACTGTAGATATAGTTATAGAATAAAAAAATTTTTTTTACCCCAATGGATTTTGTAAGTCGGTAGGAGCTTGTCTGCCTTTTATTCTTGGATATGTTTTAGGTTTGTGTTTGTTGCAGTACTTAAATTTATTGTATTTAGAAATAACAGTGTCACATCCTTTGTGAACACAGACTCTTCCACTACTATATGAAGTAGAGGGTTTATGATTAGGATATTGATTTCCTTTGATATAATCACTCATGTAATTAGTATAGAAGGAGAATGTATGCCTGGTAAAGGATATAAGCCAAAAAAGGCTATGAAAAAAAATTATGGTAAAAGGAAGAAAAAGTAGATTATGAAAGTTAAAGGTGTTGATGTATCTAAGTTGACTAAAAGACAACAAGATACAATGAAAAAACATTCTAAACATCATAGTAAAAAACACATAGCGTATATGCACAACTCTATGCGTAGAGGTGCAACTTTTACACAAGCTCACAAAAGAGCTATGAAAGCTGTTGGCGAGTAATGGCTGAATGGAGAGGAATGAAAGTGAAGTTAAATTCACCTAGTCCTATTAGTAAAGGTGAGCCTGGCTATGGTAGAAAGAAGTCTAAAGTCTTTGTAATGAAAAATGGGAAAGTCAAGAAAATAATGTTTGGCGACCCTAATATGAAGATTAGGAAAAACAATCCTAAAGCTAGAGCTTCGTTTCGTGCTAGACACAAATGCAGCACAGCTAAAGATAAAACGACTGCACGATATTGGTCGTGTAGAGCTTGGTAAGGAGAAAGTATGGCTAAAGTAAGTTGGATGTGGGGTGGCAAACGCCACTATGGTACTTTAATTAGAGAAACTAAAACACATAAGTTTGCAAGAACAAAGAATGGCAAAGTTAAAAAGATAAAAAAGAAGTAATGCCCAGACCAATATGTAAACTCAATGATGTCATTGGGGAAACTTGTAGGAAGCAAAGTAGAAATGCTTCACCATACTGTTCACAGAAATGTAAGAACAGATTTTTTTATTTAAAGAATAAAAAAGATAAAGTTCCTGTTAAACCAAAAGAAACAGCTACAGCTAGAGGACAGCATTATGAACAGTTTGTTAAAGAGTTTGCTGTTGCACTAGAGAATAAAAAATTTACTCATCAGCAAGTAGCTGACAAATTAGGAATTGGTAGAAGTGTTGTTACTAAAATGTATACAGCTTACCAAGAAGATAAACAGATAGTTGAAGCTAGAGAAGATTGGGAAGTATCAGCAGAAACTATAAAGTCACTAGAGGATTTTAAAGATTTTAGAGATAGGTATTTTAAAACAGAAACAGGTGACCTATACGAAACAGCAGACTTCCATGAAGGTTGGATAAACTCTATTATGGATGCGATTGCTAATGGTGGACAGCAGATGATACTTAGCCCACCACGACATGGTAAGACTGACTTACTTACACATTTTGCTGTATGGCAGATATGTAAAAACCCTAACATCAGAATTATGTGGGTTGGTGGTAATGAGGATATAGCTAAGAACGCTGTAGGTGCTGTACTTGACCAGTTAGAAAATAATGAGTTGTTAATAGAAGAGATATGTGGACCAGGTGTAAAGTTCCAACCAAAAGTACGAAGTGGTAAGTCCTGGAGTTCTGGACAGTTTACTGTAGGTACACGAACTATTACAGGTATTAAAAGTCCGACAATGGTAGCTGTTGGTAAAGGTGGTAAGATTCTTTCTCGTGACTGTGACTTGATTATTGCAGATGACATTGAGGACCATGGTACAACAATACAACCTAGTGCTAGAGAGCAGACCAGGCAATGGTGGACTACAACATTATCTTCCAGGAAAGAGGAACATACTGCTGTAGTTGTTATTGGGTCTAGACAGCATCCAGAAGATTTATATAACTTTTTATTAGAGAATCCACAGTTTGAAACAAAGGTAGAAGAGGCACATAGTTTAGAGTGTGTACTACCAGAAACAGAGTTTGAAGTACATCAAGACTGTATGTTATGGGCAAGTAAGAGAACTTACAAATGGTTAATGGGTCAGAAAGATAATGCTGATACAACTGGAGGTAGAGCAATCTTTGAAATGGTATATCTTAACAAAGCATTTGTTGAAGGTATTACAATGTTTAATTCAGAAGATATAGACCAGTGTAGAGATATTAACAGAGTTATTGGGCAGGTACCTGCTGGAACACATTTGATAGCAGGACTTGACCCAGCTTCTACAGGATTTCAGGCTTGTTTCTTATGGGCTGCAAATCCAGAAACAGGGATGATGTACCTAGTAGATATAGAAAATGAAAAAGGTGGAGGTGTTATACAAGCTCGTAAGTCTATAAAAAAATGGCACGAGAAGTATGGACTTGCACACTGGGTCATAGAAGAGAATGGTTTTCAGAAAGCAATCAGACAAGATACAGAGCTAAAAGATTACTGTGGCAGGATGGGTATACATTTAGAAGGACACCAGACACAAAAAAATAAGTTTGACCCAATTTATGGTGTTGGAAGTATGCAACAGTTGTTTGAACAAAATTTAATAAATCTACCTTATGGTGATACAGAAAGTGAAACTAAGAGTAATATATATCGTAGGCAACTAATTTATTTTTCCAGTGCTGCTAGTAAAGCTAGTAAAGCAAGAAGTTATAAATCAGATGTCGTAATGGCTAGTTGGTTTCCAATGAAAGTTATAAGAAGGCTTGGAAAAGAACGACTTGCTGAAGTAGGATTAGATTATGAACCTAGTTTTGGAGAATGGGATATAAGCGATATGAACGAAAGCCCTTGGGGATAGAATGACACCAGAGCAATTACAACACGCAATAACTAATTTGCATTTTGATAATCAAAGTGCTTATACAACTCGTGGTCGTATTCGTGCAATTATGAATGGTGGACCTGATGGTATTCAGGCTCTACTAGGTGATAGCTTAAAAGGTTTCCAAGACTGGCAAGTACCTGTACCAAACCTTATGATGTCAGGACTAGAACACTTGGCACAAAAGATTGGTCGTATTCCTAACTTAAAAGTAGATGTACCTAATGGTAAAGATAGCGATAGAGCAAGACAGAAAGCTGAAAAGATTGGCAGAATTGTTAATGCGTATGATGAGGTACAAAAACTAGATTTACAAATGCCACAAGTTGGTAGATGGCTACCAGGTTATGGTTTCTCTGTATGGGTAATTAGAGAAAAAAAAGATGCCAATGGTACACCTTATCCTTGTGCAGAACTTCGTGACCCATACAACTGTTTCCCAGGTTATTTTGGTGCAGACCAACAACCTAAAGATATGGCTATTGTTAGAAGAGTTCCTAAAGATGCGTTAGCAAGAACTTATCCTAAATTTGCAGACAAGATTATGTCTAACGATACATACAACACAGAATTTATGGGTGTAGGTAATGCGTATGCTTCTGCTTACACTGACCAGTACAATGGCTCTTGGGCTAACAGTAATGGTGATGGCGACTTAATAGCAGAGTATTACAACCTAGAAGGAACTTATATTTTCCACATGACTTCTGCAACTATTCTTGACTTCATACCTAACCCACTTGATAGTGGACCAGCATTTGTTATTGGTAAGAAATTTGCCTTTGACAGATTGCAAGGACAGTATGACCAAATCATAGGACTTATGGCTTCTATGGCAAAGATTAATGTGATGTCAATAATAGCAATGGAAGATGCAGTGTTTACAGAAACAAACATTTCTGGAGAGATAGAGTCAGGACAATATCGTAAAGGTAGATTCGCTGTCAACTATTTAGCTCCAGGTACACAAGTAAGCAAACCAGCATCTAATGTTCCTTATCAGATTTTCCAACAGATAGATAGAATAGAACGACAACTTCGTGTTGGTGGTTCTTATCCTACAACTGATGATTCACAGTCACCACTAGCGTTCGCTACTGGTAGAGGACTTGAAGAGTTAGGTGCATCTATGTCACTTATGATTAGAGAGTATCACACAGTTATGTCTGATGCTATAGAGATGATTGACACAAAGAGATTAGAGTGGGATGCAAAGATGTATGGTGGTAAGTCTAAATCACTATCTGGTTATATGGACAATACTTTTTATTCAGAAACTTATGACCCAGGTAAAGATATAACTTCTTACAAAACACGAAGAGTGTATGGAGCTATGGCTGGTTATGATGAACCACAGAAGATAGTGACAGGATTACAGTTACTACAAGCTGGTATTATTGACAGACAAACATTACAAGAGAACCTTGATGGTTTAGATAATCTTGTTAGAGTTAACGATAGAATTGTAAAAGAAAAAGCAGATAACATACTGTTTGACACTTTGTTAGCACAAGCTCAACAAGGTGACCCTAAAGCAACTATGGCTGTTGTGCAGATAAGAAAGAATCCAGATGATATGCAAAATATTTTAGATAAGTTCTTTACAGCAGAAGAGCCAGAGATACCAACAGCTGAACAAGAATTGCTTGGAGGAGGTGCCTTGCCACCACAAGGTCCTCCACCTGGCATAGCTCAACTACTTGGTGGACTAGGAGGATAATGTCTATAAATAAAAAGTTTGAAGATATAGTAGATTTCTGTTTAGTTGATGTAGATGCACTTGGTGATGATATTATCTTAGAAGAAAAAATACAAGATAGAGCATACACAGACCAAATGCCACCATTAGTATTTCCTTTTGGCTATATGATTATAAGTTCTACTTTTACATTTTTTGAAGAAGAGGATGAAGATGGCGACCAGGAGTAATTCAAACAAAGGTGTTGATAAAAGAAAGTTAAATGTACCACCACCAGCTAGAAATACACAAGACAATACACAAGCTGTGCGTAGAATACCTGGTGTTGAATATGGTGAACAACAAGCATTGACTGAACAACAACAAGCTGCTCCATTGCCTAAAGATAGTACACCACAGGCACAAGCTGCACCTAAAAGACAATTTCAACCTGTTGATGTATTTGCACAAACACAGGTACCAGACCAACCTATAACAGATGGTGCTCCAGTAGGACCAGGTAGAATGGGTATGACTCTTACACCACAACAAAAAGGTGATTTATATGCTATTGCATTAGCAGAGTTATTTCCTACTTCAGACACAGTGTCACTAGCAAATGATGGACTCACAATTCTTGAAACAGAATAATGGTATATCAATACACATTAGGTGATGAATTTAAAAATAATTCTGAATTAAAAAATTTAAAACAACAAGCTATAAAAGATTGGCAAAACTATGG